GGCGCTTGGGGAACGATGGAATACATTGACTTTATGAGGAAATGATATGGATTGGCTTGCACAAATTGCACCTACTATTGCCACAGCACTTGGTGGCCCACTTGCAGGCATGGCTGTTGCCGCCGTGAGTAAAGCTATTGGCGTTTCACCGGAAGAAGTCCAGAACGTAATTAGCGCCGGTAAACTTGATGCAAACCAAGTTGCAGCCATTCAGCAAGCTGAGTTGGAGCTAAAAAAGCAAGCTCAACAAATGAACTTGGACTTTGCAAAGTTGGCAAACGATGACCGCAAATCTGCCCGTGACATGCAGTCCGTCACCAAATCTTTTATCCCTCCGGTATTAGCGTTGTTGGTTACCTTGGGGTTCTTTGGAATCCTTATTGGGCTGATGACAAAAGCCTTTGCCACTTCTGATGCGCTCATGCTGATGCTTGGCTCGCTTGGCACGGCTTGGACGGGCATCATTGCCTTCTACTTTGGCTCATCTGCATCTAGCCAAAACAAAGATGCACTCCTCCACCAATCCACCCCAACATGAACTCAAACTTTGAAGCCGCATTAGCCCATGTATTGAAAAGCGAGGGAGGGTATGTTAATGACCCTCGCGATCCCGGGGGACGCACTAATTTGGGTTGCACTCAAGCAACTTGGGAAGAATTTGTTGGTCATACCGTATCTGAGGCTGATATGCGAGCATTGACGCCAAACGATGTTGCACCGCTTTACAAGCGTAAATTTTGGGACAAGGTTGCTGGTGATGACCTTCCTGCGGGACTGGACTACGCCGTATTTGACGCTGCCATTAATAGTGGGCCGGGGCGGGCCGCAAAGTGGCTGCAAGAAGTCGTAGGAGTAACCGCTGATGGTGCTATTGGCAAAGGCACTTTAGCTGCCGTAGCAACTTTTAAAGCACAAGACCTCATCAAAGCATACAACGATAGGCGCTTGAAGTTCCTGCAAAGCCTGCCAACATTCGGGACATTTGGTAAAGGCTGGTCTACTCGAGTTGCATCTGTACAGCAAATCGCATCCAGCCAAGCATAAACCATAATATGCCGTTACAAAAAATCACCCTCAAGCCCGGAGTTAACCGGGAAAACACTCGGTACACCAATGAGGGTGGTTACTACGAGTCAAACTTGGTACGTTTTCGCCAAGGCACGCCTGAAAAAATTGGCGGTTGGATTCGCATTTCTCCCAATACATATTCTGGAATTTGTCGTTCTTTATGGAATTGGACAACGCTAGCGAGTGCAAATCTTGTAGGCGTTGGTACAGAGTCTGCTTTTTACATTACTCCGCAAACAAACAATTCGACTGATGCGTACTATGATGTTACCCCTATTGCTAGTTCTGGCTTACTTGGTGCTTCCCCCGTAACTACAGCTAACGGTTCAAATATAGTCACTGTAACAGATACTAGATACCACCCATATATCGGTGACTACGTTATTTTTTCTGGGATGACGACGGTTAATAATGTTACGTTAAATGGTACATACCAAGTAGTTAGTCTTCCATCAAGTACGACTTACACTGTTACTGCGCTAACCACTGCTAATGCTAATGGGTCTGGTGGTGGGTCTCTTGCTTATGCCGCATATTTGCTTAATGTGGGTAATGTCACAGCCAACACTAGCACTGCTTGGGGGTCTGGGGCATGGGGTTCTGGGTATTGGGGAGGCCCGGGTTCGATATCATTTAACACTGGTACTAAGCTATGGACACAATACAACTTTGGTGAAGCATTGTTGTTTGGCCCTAAACAAGGTGCAATGTATTATTGGAATCCACAAGTAGCGCCGTCTTTGGCCTCACCGACGGTGATAACTATCACTAATGCATCACCAGCAGTAGTTACTATAACTACAAATACTAGCACGCCAATAACAAATGCAACTGCACTTATGTTTGAAACCACTGGTGCATTACCACTAGGATTAGCGCCATTCAAAGTGTACTACGCTACATATATAACTGCTACTACATTTAAAATATCAGATAGCTACGCAAATTATTTAGCAGGTGTTTTTGTTAACACGACTTCTGCAGGGTCTGGCACGCAGACAATCTCTATTCGTGCTATTCCGGTGTCTTCATTGGCCGGTGCTTCTGATGTACCGCAAACACAAAACACATTGATTGTGTCGGATGCTAGTAAGTTTACAATTGTGTTTGGGTCTTATGGCTACCTCAGTACAACCTATGACCCAATGCTTGTTCGCTGGTCAGACCAACAAAGTGTAACTAATTGGACGCCTGCTATTACAAATCAAGCGGGTAGTTTACGATTATCTCATGGGTCTGCTATTCAAGCAGTATTGCAAGCACGCCAAGAAATTTTAATATTTAGTGATGCTGCACTTTACTCGCTGCAGTACTTGGGTGCTCCATATGTTTGGGGCTCGCAAATTCTATCGGACAATATTTCAATCATTAGTATTAACGCAGCGGCGTACACCAGCGGCATGGCTTTTTGGATGGGGCAAGATAAGTTTTACAAATACGATGGCCGAGTGCAAACCCTGCGCTGTGACTTGCGCCAGTTTATTTATGATGACATTAATCGCGATCAATTTGGTCAGATTTTTTCCAGTACCAATGAAGGCTTTAATGAAGTTTGGAGGTTCTACTGCACAGAGAATAGTTCTGTAATTAACCGCTACGTGGTGTACAACTACGTGGAAGACGCTTGGTACTATGGGTCTATGGGCCGCACGGCATGGCTGGATTCTTCCCTGCGAAATTATCCAATTGCAGCTACATATTCAAACAACTTGGTTTACCATGAAAAAGGTGTTGATGATTGTACGGACAGTACAACAGGTGTAGCCATGAACTCGTATATTACAACTTCGCAGTTTGATATTGGCGATGGCCACAACTTTGCGTTTGTATGGCGGATGCTTCCTGACCTAACATTCCGTGGGTCTACGGATGGGAGTACTCCTAGCCTTACCATGCAGATTCAACCTTTACAAAACTCAGGTTCTGGGTACAATGAACCAAAATCTGTTGGCGGCACAAGCGCAGATGCCACGCAAACTGTTACAGCAACAAGTACATACCCGCTCACGGCAGACCAACTGGATAAATACAATGGCCAGCTAAACATTCGCGTGCGCGGTAGGCAAATGTCCATGAAGATTGCGTGTAACACATTGGGTACACAATGGCAACTTGGGTCCCCGCGTATTGATGTTCGTCCTGACGGAAGAAGATAATGGCCACCACTATCAATAAAGGGTTAACGCTCAGACCTACGGTATCCCCACGGTTACCTGCAGCTACGTCTGATTATGATCCGTCTATGCTGGACTCGGAAAATAATATTCTTCGTCAATATTTTTCTCAGCTAGATAACTTTACACAGACGTTGCTATCTAACACTGGTGGGCGTTTTTTAAGTATGCCTTACGGGGCATTTTCTGACTACAACAACCAGACCACTACTGCTAATACTGCTACTTTGATGGGCATAACCAATACTGACTTTAGCAATGGAGTAAGTATTAGTTCATCAAAAATTAGCGTTACATACCCCGGCATTTACAATCTTCAGTTCAGTACTCAATTTGATAACTCCGCTACTTCTACAGAAGACATAAGCATTTGGCTACGTCAAAATGGCACAGATATTTCTGGATCGACTGGGTTTGTTTATATAGCAGGAAGTCATGGTGGTATTAACGGTCATATAATTACTGGATGGAATTATTATGTATCAATGGCCGCAAGTGATTACATTCAAATTTACTGGTCAACTACCAATGCTAATGTAACTATTGCTACTTACGCTGCTTCCACTGGGCCTGTACGCCCTTCAACTGCTTCTGTAGTTGCTACGCTTAGTTTTGTTTCTACATTACCTGTAGTTTAATAAAGAGAAATATTATGAGCTACCCTAACAATGGTGATTACACTGGAACTTTTGGTAAAGAACAACTATACCAAATGTATTTACCTACATCTGCAAATGCAGATTTAGAAGCTGCCGCTGCTGGTTTAAGAGCCCC